ATGCAAGAAAAACTAATATCTGCAATGCATGAAAACATTCTGCTTTTAGTCGAAGTAAATAAATACACTTAAATGCATATTAGCCCTGTACATTCTATTCATTGTGTGGTATAAAGGTATCAAGAAGAAGCAAAGGAGAATGCAATGGGTACTTCATCAATGATCGGTTTTATCAAAGAAGATGGTTCAGTAGTTTCAACATATTGCCATTACGATGGTCATGTTGACGGTGTTGGAGAAACTTTATACAAGTACTATCAGTCATCAGAGGCAGCAGAAAAGCTTGCTTCGGTGGGTTACCTCTCATCTCTTAGCCACGATCTAGATGAAAAGATCAAAGAAGCCGTTCACATTGAAGACCCAGTGTATTACTTAAATGCAGATGTATTTTTAAAGTGTGGACATAACAATTGCGGAGCGCAATACCTCTACCTTTTTGACGGTACAGATTGGAATTATTCATCTACAAATCTACGTGGTACAAAGCGTGACTGGCAACTGGTCTAATTAGACAACAATTAAAGCAAACAAACAAAGGAATATAATATGACGGATGTAGTTAGCGATACAAACAACTCAGACACTTGGCACAGCATGCTCTTGCAGGGTGTATGCCGAGTGAGCTTTACAAAAGTAAATGGTGACACACGAATTATGGAGTGCACTTTGAATGAAGAGATCTGTAGAGCTCAAGGTGTCTCGGATAAAGAAGATGGCGCTGGCAGCGAGAAAGTCGTACGTCGTGATAATCCAGATGTGATGCCGGTTTGGGATGTTATCGCAAGAGGTTGGCGTTCTTTCCGTATTAATAGTGTCACTTCAATTGAGGCGGTGGTATAAGTAACATATTAGCCCTGTACATTCTGTGTAAACTATGATAGAATTCTATAAACAAGTAAGGAATATATAATGTCTATGCATATGATTAAGGGTGTACAGGTCCACGGCAAATCTAAAGTTAAAAAGAAACCAGGTTGGAAAGAAAGGGAAGCTGAACATCAGGCTTTCCTTTTACGTATGGGAGTCAAGGGTACTAAACAAGACTATCGTCATGAGCGTCCAAAGTTTGTAGTTGATCGTGCAAAGTTATCGAATACAATTGATAATGGCACGCTTAAAGAAACTAATAAATATACAGGTAATGAAATTGCTGGAATTGTTGTGACTCATAAAAGTAACCTTATGCCAATTCGTAAAGACAATAAGCAAGGCATGATTGATGCAGCGAACATGCGCAGATGATTATGGATAAGATTGTCATGCAAGCTATTACAAAAAACATTAATATGACTATACCATATTACCTTATGGCATCATATGCATATTACGAAAAAGATGATCCCATATTGTCAGATGATTTATATGACAAACTCGCAAAGAAGATTTTAAACAAGTGGGATGACATTGAGCATTACCATAAGAATATTTTGACCAAAGACATGTTAGAAGCCGGTAGTTTTATTGGTGAGTATCCATCAATTGTTATTGGTGCTTTGGAAAGTTTTAGAAAAGTGAAAAGGAGAAAATGATTTGAGTTTTATTGCAGCAATGGATCACAGTGGTGGATCAACTGGTGGCGTATTGGAACGCTATGGCGTAGAATACACAGAAGATAACAAAATGGATTTAGTTCATCAAATGCGGTTGCGTATGATCAACTCACCAAACTTTACAAATAAAAATATTTGGGCTAGTATTCTCTATTTAGATTCAGTCACCCGTGGTATCGTGCCTATTCTAGAAGAAAAGGGCATTGAAGCATATCTTAAGATTGACAGCGGATGTGAAGATAATGGATACCTAAAATATTTTAATTCAGATGATATGATTAAAACTGCAATTAATAATGGTTGTACTGGTACTAAAATGCGTAGTATCATTAAAGATCCTAAAGATGCAAGAATGATTCTCGAGCAGCAATTTGCCTTAGCTGAATCTATTCATACAGCTGGACTTATGCCAATCATTGAACCAGAAGTGCCTATTGATCATCCTAATAAAGCTGAAGTAGAAGCAACTCTATATGGACTACTTCATGAATTCTTAGAAAAATATACCGGTCAATGCATTCTTAAATTGACATTGCCAGAATACTCTAATTTTTATATGGGTGTTGGTGCATCAAAGAAAGTCCATAAAGTTGTAGGTTTGAGTGGAGGTTATACCACAGAAGAGGCTTGCAGGCGCCTCTCACAGCATGCTGATATGACTGCTAGTTTTAGTAGAGGATTAAGTGAAGGTCTATTTTTTGATCAATCTGAAGAGGCATTCAATAGTCGTATTAATAAAAACATACATGATATTAATCTTGCAGGGTCTCTTTTTCGTTGACTCAGTCTGATAAAGATTTTATCATGCAGTCGGTTAATAAACTTTTGACTGCTCCTATATCAATACTTACTCAATCAGAAATTACAAAGCTGAAAGGTTTAATGAAAAAAATATGATTACTATAGAGCACGAATTTGATCATAGCATTATTACTATATTGGATAACAAAGGAAATGCAGATGATATAGAAATTATAGTGGATGAAGAATTGTGTTACATACGACAATACGATAAAGATGATGATTTTAACATTGTTGTGATTACACCATACATGCTAAAAGAACTAATAGCTGCTTATGATATGGCTGAAGGTTCTTACGTCACTCACGGAAAAAGTTAATAAAAAATGCATTTAACGGTGTACATTCAGTTGTTACTGTGTTAGTATAGTCTTATGTTAGGAATCAACCATGTATGAACTCTCTCAAATATCTTCTACTGAACTTGCCTTTGGCCTTCTAGTTTTTGGCATCATTGGCGTGTCTTATACTTTAGGATCCCGCCATAAGCGTGAAAATGATGTCGAAGAAGTAGTTGACTTAGTAATCACTAAATTATGTCATGAAGGTTACATCCATTATGAAACAATGGATGACGGTGACTATGATTTAATCAAAATAAAGGATATTGACAATGGTAGCACGTAAACTCAAAGTAGCTAAAAAAGCTAAAGTTTCATTTTCACGTCGTAAGTCTACTGGATTTGCAGCTGCACCTCAAAGTAACTTTCGTGACTTTAATGATTACTGCCGTACCGATCTTGATAAAAAAGATTGTTCTTCTAAGATTAAATCATATCTTAAATTAACTCTACCTAAAGCTCAAGCTCAAATTGCTTTGCAAGCACCTGAATGGGCCTTTACATCTATTCCATTCGTAGCTGCTACGATCGCTTGGAAAGAAATGAAGAATGAATTTCCAGTATGGTGGGATGCAGAAAAATGTTTAAATCGCCATGTCGGTGAAATCGTTGAACGTGGTAAAGCAACCGGTGCTAAAAAAGAAATAGAGGTATTAGTACCAGGTCTAGTTAAGAAAAGCATTCAGGATATTGTTAAAGAAAAAACATCTGAATTCATTGCAGGTATTGAAGCAATCATTGATGGGTATACACCATCGGATCATAAGAACCAAATGACATATTCTGTTTATACAGAAATGAAAAAGATTGATGCTCCATACAATATGGCAAAAGCTATAGTCGACTATTACACACCTCAACGTGATGAAGTCAAAGAATTGATTGATATGAAAACACCAGATTTGGTTGAAGCATATGCATTTCTTTCAATCCCTGAACGTAAAAAGTGGTTAGAGTTTCTTAATCTATTGATTACAGATGCTGAAAAGTATATGGCTTCTAAAAAGGCTATCCGTGCAACCCGTGCACCGAAAGTTAAGACTGCTGATAAACAAGTAGAAAAAATGAAGTATGCAAAGGATTCATCAGAATTCAAATTAACTTCAATAAACCCTACATCAATTATTGGTGCAATGCGTCTATATACATTTAATGTAAAAAGTCGAACACTATCAGAATATGTATGTGAAAAGGCTGTAGGCTTTGAAGTCAAGGGTACTACCCTAGTCGGTATCGATAATGATTTGTCACGCAGCGTTCGTCTTCGTAAGCCAGATGAGTTTATGCCAACTGTTTTAAGCAAAAATGCAAACCTAATCAATAAGGAATGGATGACACTTAAAACAAAAACATCAAATGACATTAATGGTCGTATCAATAAAGACACAATCTTAATAAGAGTAATGGCTAAGTAGAAAGGATTAATATGCCCGAAGAATTAGAATTTATGAGCCGAGTCAAGTTCGGTAAGATTATTGAAAAGCAGGTAGTTGATAAAAAACTATCATATATCGATGCAGTAATTGAAACATGTGAAATGACTAAGATCGATCCACAAGATGTAAAGAAATTTATTTCAGCAGTAATCAAAGAAAAGATTGAAGCTGAAGCTATGAACCTTAACTATCTACCACGTCAAAATGAACTAATCTTTGAATGAAAGGATACAAATGGATATAAATAACCCTGTACAAAGCGTACAAAATATATTATAATAATACAGTAATACAAAAACATACTTCAGCAAATATAAGGAAATACAAATGTCTTTTGCAAATCTAAAGCGTAACCGTGGCCAAATCGATAAACTCGTAGCAGCAGCAGAATCTGTTGGTGGAGGAACATCTAACAAATATACTGATGATCGGGTTTGGAAACCAACGGTTGATAAACAGAATAATGGTTATGCAGTTCTGCGTTTCTTGCCTGCTACCGAAGGAGCTGAACTCCCATGGGTCCGTTATTGGGATCATGGATTTAAAGGTCCAACTGGTAAATGGTATATTGAAAGATCACTTACATCCATTGGCCAAGATGATCCGGTTGGAGAAGTCAATAGTCGTCTATGGAATAGTGGTATTGAATCAGATAAAGAAACTGCTCGCCGTCAAAAGCGCCGGTTGCATTACGTATCAAACGTACTAATCATTTCTGATCCAGGCAATCCTTCAAATGAAGGCAAGGTATTCCTTTATCAGTATGGTAAGAAAATCTTTGACAAATTGATGGATGCTATGCAACCAGAATTTGCAGATGAAGAACCACTTAACCCATTTGATTTTTGGACAGGTGCTAGCTTTAAACTTAAGATTCGTGATGTTGAAGGTTATCGTAACTATGATAAGTCTGAGTTTGCGTCAGTGTCAGAATTGTCTGATAACGATGAAAAGCTTGAAGGGCTATATAACTCAATGCATGATCTTGCTGAATTCCAAGATCCTACCAAGTATAAGTCTTATTCAGAACTCAAAACAAAACTGATGAGTGTACTTGGTGAAGCTGCTGTTGGTGGTTCCCCCACAATTGCTCAGGAACGTAGTCTTGGAGAAGAAATGTCTGCCCCAGCTATGAAGTCTGCCCCTGCACCAGAAATGACTGCAGTGACTAGCTCAGAAGCTTCGGATGATGATGACATTATGGCACACTTTGCTAATCTTGTTAACGACTAATACTTTTAATATAAATTAAAAAAGGCCGGCATTAATTGTCGGCCTTTGCTTTATGCATTAACTGGGCCCCAATTATCTTTGGTTTGAACCCCAGTACTAACAATACTAGTAGCCTGGTTTGAAGTTTTAACACTACTGTCAATAATGCTAGCTGGAGTTACTCCTGATCTACCTGCCCTAAGCTCATCAATCAATTCAGATAATTTACCAAGTAAACTTCCAGTCAATTCAGCATTCGGCCCTGCTCTAGCAACGGCTGATGGATCAAGCTTATTCATATTATTCGCAACCTGATCAAGCGCAATACCGACTTGAGCTAATTTTAAATCTGAGCTTAATAAGCCTGAGCCAAAATCAATTTCATCATTAAAGACATAGTGCCTTCCGCCTTTTGCTAATCCTGTTTGAATAGCTATAAGTGCTCCTGCATTATCAGCAACAGTCTGCATAGAATTTTTAATTGATTCAGGTGAAATAGCCATAATCTTACCCATAGCTGTTCCAAACTTGTCCATAGATTCAGAGATTTTATCCATTTTACCAAGCTGACTTATATCTAAGTCGTTTAATGGCACTAGCATCTCAGCAATAGTTGCAAATATGTTTTTCTTTTCACTACCGTCTGTAGTAGTGCCAAAGATAAAATCTGTGATTGCAGAACCGGCATCTTTAAGCACTGTGCCTACTTTTAATATGCCATCAGCACCATAAAACGTCACAAGTGCTGGTCCTATAGCTTTCAAACCATCCGCCACAGCAGTTAAGTTATTAGATTGAATACTATTCAAACTATTCATAGACTCAGCTAAGTGTCCTATAATTTTTTTAGCATTTTCAGCAGCTTCAGGACCAGCAGTTTTGGTCAATTCCATGAGACCAACAAATGCTGTGTAGACTACGCCTATTGCAACAAAACCTGCTGCTATGGCAACACCTCCACCAACTGCAGTGCCAAACCCTGCCAACTTCTCAAGGAACGGCATATTTAAGAAACCCTGTATAGCTTCACTCTTTAAAAAGTCACCTATTCTATTTGCAGCAGTAAACATCTTATCACTTGCTACCGTGTTAAGTATATCATCCAGTCCAGGAGCGGCCGTTTCCATCATTAGGCCAAAAGCTGCTACAGCAGCACCAAGAAATGGTAAGAAAACAGTAGTTATTGTCCCAACCATTGCAGTTGTTAAACCTTTGCCAAGATCCATCCATGTTGCGTTATCCGCAAAGGTTTGAAGTTTACCAAATAACATACTAATACGCTCAATAGCTATAGCAGTATTACCATCTGCCATTCCATCAATCAGTATTCCCATACCGGCTTTTGACTCTTCCATAAATTTTGAAAATGCCATAATACTAGCACCAAGAAATGGTAAGATGACTGTGCCTAATGTAGCACCCACAGTGGCGAGCGCGCCAACAGCCCCAAGTTTTGCTATAGTCTCCCATTCAACATCTGTTGCAAAGTTTGAAAGTCCACCAAGTAATTCTGAAAGGAAGTCTAAGGATTTTTCTAATTGACCAAAACCTTTATTCTCTGGATCTATATTAGTATGCACCCATCCTAATGCGGATGCCTGAAGAGATATACCTCCAAATAGTATACCCATGCCGACTACAACACCAGCTAAGCCTTTCCAGATTAGCGGGGTGAACACGGAAAACGCGCCGACTGTTGCAACTACACCAGTTAATTGTCCCACTGACCAATTACCTACTACGTCTACTAATTTTCCAACAAAGCCTAAAGCAGCTTCCATGTTTCTCATTCCACCATCATCTGGAAGTCCTAAAGTCTTTGATGCAAATGCTGCAATTGAATCCATAATATTAGTTATACTAAAGAATGCCCCTATGCCTATTGCAAGGGATCCTAGACCTTTCCAGAAGATCGTCTTTAAGACGCCTGAAGCACCCAGTCCTACAATAAGCGCGCCTGTTGTTATGAGGGTTTCTTTATTCCATCCGGCCATCATGTCTACAAAAGACCCAAGCCATTTAGTTTTCTTATTTAACTCGTCACCATTAGCTCCATCAACACCAAGCTCTTTTGATATCCATGCAGAGCCAGATTCGCCAAGTGATAGTGCGGTAAAGAATAAAGCTAATCCTGTACCCAATCCACCAAAAGCTTTAATAGTTCTTGTAGCGCCAAATAATCCAGTTGCACCCAATAACCCTGCTAATAACCCAGCACTTTTCAAACTCATGTTGTCAGCAAAACCTGTAAATGCTTTTGCTGTATTGGTCATCATGGGTACTAAGCTTGCGCCATTTCCACCCAATTTCTCAATAGCAGTAGAAGCACCAGCCATTGCAGTAAGGAATGCAGCAATGCCTGCTCCAGCGCCACCTAATATAGCCATGGCTTTTACACCAAGACCAGTTGCACCCATCATACTTGCAAGACCTTTACCAACACCTCCACCAAGTGTATCAGTGTTGTTATTTACTACTTTAGTATTGCCACTAAAGAATCCGCCACCACGACTACCAGCCTCTCTTCTGTTTTCAGCTCGAGTGTTTCTCTCTTGTGAAGCATACGCATTATCGCGATAAGTTTGTTGTTGCCATTCCGTTACAAATCCGCCAAGCAGTTTATTCAGTGAAGCAAGTTCCCTTGTTGCTACACCGTCTTTATCTTCTTTTGACATTTGCTTTGATAGATCATCTAACGTAATACCCATAGCAGATTCCTACTTATTATTCTTGTTTTTTGTTTCTTGTTCTTTTACGTATTCAATTAGCATAGTCATATAAATCTCCCTTTCCCATGGTATCATATTTTCGAGTTCTGTTAAAGAATATTGATGATGTTGCATCATTCTAAAATTACTCTGATAATAATTAATTAAAGTTTCATGAGAAAGGCATACTAAAAAAAATCGCTTATTCCAGTCAATACAATATCGTGCTTTTCATGGCACTCTTCGCATTCATAATTAACATCTTTTGATATAGTGGGGATGCCTTCAGCAAACGCTGATAGCTTTTGGAATTGTTGTGTGTCTAAGGAATCAATAAATGTTTGAATTGATTCTTTAGTTTCATCCGCAACAAGTACTTTATCATCAGATGTGTTAACATATTTAATACAATTACCAATCATTTCAAGGCTCAGCGACATTTGTGATGCATTTTCCATATTAACTGCGCTTACATCAGCAAACCTTGGCCATTGCATTTCCAAACTGATATCATCAGTTATTTGAATAAGCATATTAGTATCAGCAACATTTGGAAAAATATCATCCAAATCAATTTTAACTTTTGTCTGATGTTCACAAATTGAACATTTTAACATAACCTCTGAAGACTCACCTACAGATTTTCCTCTTATCGTTATAAACATATACTCTACATCAAAAACTGTAAGGCTGTTAAAGTCAATATCCCCGTACACGCATGCACGCAGAGTGTCATGGATTGCTTTAAACATATGCTTTGCATCTTTAGATTCAAGTGCCAACATTAGAATCTTTTCTTCTCTTACCAAATACGGTCTAAATCGGACAGCCGCATTCGTGGAAGGAATCACCATATCATATTTTGGTTTATCATTTAGTATTGGTAGTGCCATTATATTACCTCATTTTTTAAAATTATATTATTCATTTAACCTGGATCTTTCCACGGTGCCTTTTGACCTTGCAATCTTGAGAAATTCGCTCTACCTGTAGGTGAATCAGGACTAACCCAGTTTCTAGCAGGTTGTGCAGCAACTGCTGCAGGTGATGTATATCGTACTCTTCGTGTTGGTGTAACGATTATGCTCTTCCAATCATGGAATGCCATGTTTACTGTGATTTCAAGTAGATTTGAATTATCATTACCAAAGTCGATTTGACCCAATGTTGTAGGAAATGCATCAATAAGCTCAACTGAATAGTTTGGTAAACCTGCATTGTCTAATTGATGTATTACTACACGCTTTGCGTATCCATTACCATTTGAGGACTTTTTAAACTTTAGCTCAAATGTTTCATTATCAAATTGTGCTTTTTGCCATTGTTCAAAATACTCTCTAATTTTAAATTCATTATTCTCTAAAAAGCTAAAACTGACATCCGCAGTAGCGAAACCATATGTAACTTTTTGTTGAATTGAACCAATGCTACGTTCACTTGTTAACATCTGTCGCAACGGCATTGAACATGCTCTACATAATAAATTTAAATCTTGAGATGAAACTCTTGCACCTGGTATGGGTGGCAATTCAACCATGAATTTATTACCACGAGGAATGCCGGATAATATGGCACCTTTAAACTCTTCTATATTTAAGCTCATGTCAACATCGCCCTTGATTGTTTATATACTTCTCGGCCAGATGCTTTATTCCAAGTCGCAGTGGGCAAAAATGTAGCTATTTCCCATTCCGGTGCATGGACTTTTGCAAGCCTACTTTTTAAATGCTTTTTAAGGTAATGCTTAAT